ATCGACTATCGCGGCCTGTACAAAAATCCTGGTGCGTAGACAGGGGGACCGAGCATTGACGGTGTGACGGTGTCATAAGGAGACGATGCCATGGCAAAGAAGTTCGTACAGGAAGGCGAAGTGGTCGAGCTGGTGGCTCCCACCGGCGGCGTCGTGTCCGGGCTCGTCTACCAGGTCGGGCAGGCGCTCGTCATGGCCATGGACACCATCGCGCAGACGCTGAAGTTCCGCGGGAAGACCCGCGGCGTCTGGCAGGTGACCAAGATCGGGACCCAGGCGTGGACCGAGGGCCAGCTCATCTACTTCGACAAGGAGAACGCCCGGTTCACGTCGGTGGCCACGGCGAGCCTCCTGGCTGGGGTCGCGGTCGCACCCCTGCCGGGTGCGGGAGCTGGCGAGACGACCGGCTACGTGTTCGTCCCCGGTGCGGCAAGAGCCGACGAAGCGTAAAGGACCGGGGGTATGGGCGGTCTCGCCGACGTCATCCGGTCAGCCGTAGAGGCCGCCAACTCGCAGACGGCGAGCCTCCAGGTCGACGTCGTTCACCAAGCCTGGCTCGCGCCTTCCAACGGGCTCGGTGAGGCCGACTACGGCCCGCCAGTAGCCCGCCCCGCCCTCGTCCAGGAAGGCGTCCTCCACCACGAGATGCCGGACGGAAAGGTCATCACCACGAAGGCGCGCCTGGCGTTCGTGGGACCGATCCCCCCGAACGGCGCTCCAGACCGACAGGAGCCGATCGACCCGCGCGACCGGCTCATTCTCCCCAGCGGCCTGACGGGGTACATCGTCGAGGTCCCTGGGGCCCTCATCGACCCGGGCACCGGGGCCCCCTACGTGAGGACCGTATGGCTCGCGTAGCGGTCAGGGCCACGCTCCAGGGCGACAAGGAGATGCTGGCGAGGCTCGAGCGCCTGGCCGGGGACCAGGGCATGCGCAAGGAGCTCCGCGGGGCGGTGAAGGAGGTGGGCCAGGACAAGCTCGCCATCACCCAGGACCGCGTTCCGGTGAAGACCGGGAAGCTCCAGCGGAGCGGTCGGCTCCTGGTCATGGTCTCGCCGAAAAAGGAAGACATCCGCATCAGCATCGTCTACGGGGGCCCCGACGTGCCGTATGCCCTCCGCGTCCACGAGACCCACAAGACGAAGTCCAAGTTCGTGGAGTCGGTCATCCTCGAGGCCGCTCCGACGGCCGCGGGGGAGATCGCTGGCAAGATCGACCTGAAGCGGGCGGTGGGGGCCTGATGGGCTGCTGGTACCTGAACCTCTCGCCGCTGCAGGAGCCCTTCGACCTGGGCGAGCTTGACGACGCGGGCCGGGCCCAGTGCGCCTTCAACCTCCTGGCCCGGAAGCGCCCCTCTGGCACCTTCCTCCAGGAGCTCATCCAGGCCCTCGAGGACGCCGGGGTGGGGATCGAGGGGACGAACATCTTCGGCACCTCCGCCGCGGTGATTCCGACGGGCCCAGGCCCCTTCCTTTCGATCCGTCCCACGGGGGGCATGGCGCCGGAGGGGACGCACAACGACGGAGCTGGAGCCTACCGCCGCCCCGGCGTCCAAGTCCTGGTCAGGGCCGGAACCTGGCGGGCAGCCGAGACCATGGCCCTCAAGGCCTACGACGCGCTGATCGCAGTCCGCAATCAGGAGCTGAGCGCGTGAGCGAGCGCGCGCCGGACTTCCACTGGAACGGCCAGCCGGTCTACCGCTGCCAGACCTGCGGTGACCACTACGAGCGCGTCGCGAACCTCGCGGCCGTTCTGAACCACGAGGCCCAGTTCCATGGCCCCACCGTTCGCGCCTCCCTGATCCTCGGGTCGGGAGGCGAGACGTTGATGGTGGCGGAAGAAGAAGAGACCAAGCAGGCAGGGAGGCGAAGGAAATGAGCGACGCCATCATCGGAACCGGGATCTTGCTGAAGGCCGGCGACGGCGCCGCCCCGGAGGTCTTCGTGACGGTCGCGGAGATCGTCAGCCTCAAGCCGCCGCAGCTCATGCGGAACGAGATCGACGTCTCCACCCACAACGAGGGGCAGGAGGCGAAGATCCTCGGCATGCTGCGCAAGGGGCAGGTGACGGGGACCCTCAACTGGGTGCCGACCGATCCCACGCACAGCGACGTGGCCCAGGGCATCCTGGCGGACATCCTCGCCAACCGGAAGCGCAACTGGCGGATCACGTACCCGCCGCTCGGGCTGCCGCAGTGGACCTTCCCGGGGCGGGTGCAGCTCTTCGATCCGCAAGAAGTGACCACCGACGCGCCACTCCAGATCGCCTTCGGCCTGACGATCGACGGCGCGATCGTGATGGTGAACTCGTAGGCCCGTAGGCCAGGAGAAGGGGAAAAGCCAATGAGGAAGCGTAACCGTTCACTCGCGGCCCTGACGGGCCTGGCCGTCGTCATCCTGGCGCTGCTCGCCCACCAGGGCGACGTGGGCGCAGCGTCCCTCACGTCGCGGATCGAGGTCAAGGTCACCGGCACCCTGAGCAACCCACTGGACCTCGCCCCCGAGGGATCGGTCGAAGCCAAGGTCCTCTCGCAGGTGATCCAGGACTTCGCCAACGGGACGGGAGCCAACCAGGCGAACGTCATCTGGAGCGACCGGCGGACACTCACCGCCTCGACGACCGAGGACCTGGACTTCGCCGGCGGCGGGTTGACCGACGCCTTCGGAGCGGCCATTGCCCCAACCAAGATCCGCATGGTCTTGGTGGTGTCCGCGTCGAACAATGTCCAGAACATCACGCTCTTCGGAGACGCGAATTCGGTACCGCTCTTGAACACGGCGGCGACTACGGTGACTCTCCAGCCGAAGGGCATGTATCTCTTCACAGCTCCGACAACCGCGGGCGTGGCGGTGACGGCCGCGACAGGCGACATCATCCAGGTGGCCAACGGCGCCGGCGTCTCCGTCACCTACGACATCATCGTGATCGGGAGCCTGTAGCTGATGGGCGAGGAGGAGTAGCTGATGGGCGAGAAGGAGCTCACCGCCGAGGACTTCGACAGCCTGGACGACGCCGAAGTCGTCGAGGTCCAAGTCCCGGAATGGAAAGCATCGGTCCACATCCGCGTCCTCTCGGCCGATGAAGCATTGCGGCTGGCCGAGGCTGCAAAGAACCCAGAGGCGAACGCGTACAAGCTTCTCGCCGCATGCGTTTGCGGCAAATCGGGGCAGCCTATCTTCGCCACCGAGAAAGAAGCGAAAGAGAAGCTGGGGAAGAGGAGCATCAAGGCGGTCGGCCGGATAGTGAAGGCCATCAATAAGCTCCAGGGCCTCGATGATCGGGCGTCTGCAAAAAACGCCTTAGGCGAGGAGGCGGACGCCTCTTCGCCTACCGGCTAGCGGCCAAGCTCGGCCAGCCGAACGTCGACCGGATGCTCCGCGCAATGAGCATCCGGCAGTTCCAGGAGTGGCGAGCCTATGCGGACCTCGAGCCCTTCGGCGAAGAGCGCGACGATCTCAGGGCGGCCTCGATCGTTCAGGTCCTTCGAAACCTCTTCGGCCGCCGCAAGGGCCAGCGGCCCATCCCCCTCGAGGACTGCGTCCTCCGATTCGGCCAGGCAGTGCTTGCAGAACCAGGCACCCCGGAACAGCGGCGCCGACAGGTGTTGCGCACCATGGAACTCCTGATGGCGATCTATAACCAGCCCGTGCCCAAGAAGGCGAGGCGGTAGGGCGTGGCCATCGCATGATAACGATCGGCGAGCTTCGCGGAATCATCAGCCTTCAGGATAATTTTTCCGCTGGCCTCGCCAGCGCCAAGAAAGGCATAGCTGGCTTCGCCGAGAGCTTCGGTGCGATCACGGGCGCGACTGGCCTGGTGGCGGGGGCGATCGGCGCCACCACCGCCGCCATCATCGCGCTCGGCGAACGCGGCTCAGCAATCGCGGACGTCTCCGATTCCTTCGACCAGCTCTCGCGGGCCGCGGGCTCCAGTGGGGACGCGATGTTAGGCGCGCTCCAGCGCGGGACGCTCGATACGATCTCGAATTTCGAGTTGATGAAGACGGCGAACGCCGCGTTGAG